AAAGAGTACCGTGATGCGCGATTGCAAATTACTGGTGATCCTGCTGGTGAGCAGCGTGCCCAGACAGACAAGCAGACTCCATTTGACATGTTACACTCCGAAGGTATTAATGCTGTTCCTGCGCACTCCAACGACGTTACATTAAGACGTGACGCCATGGCAGACCCCATGAAGCGACTGGATTTTGTGGGAGAACCAGCGTTTATGGTGAGCCCGAAAGCTCGGCGTTTTCGTAAGGCCATGATGGGCGGGTATAAATACAGACGGTTGCAGGTGTCGGACGAAGAGCGCTTTCATGACAAGCCGGACAAGAACATGTACTCACACGTAGCAGAAGCGGGACAGTATTTGTTTCTAGGTGCGGGTGAGGACACAAAGATGCTGGGTGGTGCGACCACAGCGCACTTTAAAGTCAAAAAAGCAGGGCACCCGAAATCTGGCGTCATGCGTCGTAGGAGAGTAGCTTAGATGGACGCAAAAGAAGTAAGAGCACGATTCAAGGCATCACAGTCTGACCGGCGCGGCATTGAGTCTGTATGGACCGATGTCGTACAGTATGTGCTGCCATACCGGGACAGCTTCTATCGATCGACGGTAGAAGAGAACAGCATATCCTATGATAGCAACGCATACCGGTATGATGACACTGCGGTCTACGCCGCGCAGACCCTGGCCGCGAGCGTCCACGGTTCCCTGACATCATTCACTGCAAAGTGGTTTGAATTCACATTCCAGGACAAGCTCTTACGTGAGGACAAAGAAGCGCGTGATTGGCTTGAAGAAGTCTCGGACATCACCTACATGGAAATGGTAGCGTCGAACTTTTCACTTGAAGTGTCTGAAATGTACATCGATATTGTCGGGTTTGGCACAGGCCCCGTTACGGTAGAGCAGATTGGCGACAGTGAAGAAAACTATGACGGGTTGGACTTCCGCTCAATTCCCGTTGTGGATAGCTATTTTGATGAGGATCAAAGTGGCCAAGTGCTTAACTTCTATCGGCGCCTGAACTGGTCTGCGCTGAAAATCGTTGACAAGCTGGGCAAGGAGAATATACCTGAAAAAATTCTGAAGGGGGCGGAGTCTGACAAAGCTGGCATCATGAAGTTTGAAATTGTCTTTGCTATTTTCAAACGCGATATTACAGAGACAGTTGATACCGCAAACCTGAATGTATTGGCCCCGGAAAACCGCCCGTATGGGTTCATGTATGTTGATATTGCAACAGGGGAACAGCTTGGCAAAATCGGTGGGTATTACGAAATGCCAGCCTTTGTCGCCCGGTGGCGCAAGACGAATGATAGTCAATGGGGCAATAGCCCGGCGATGAAAGCTATGGCAACAATCAAGAGTGCCAATGAGATTGTCAGAATGACCCTGACACAGCTGGGCAAGGTCATCAACCCACCAACGCTAGCCACAGAACGCGGGTTGCTAAGTGACCTGGATATTGAAGAAGCAGGTCTGACGATAGTCCGGAGTCTGGACGATATACGGGAATACGAAAGTAAAGCGCGTTTTGATGTGGGTGAGATCAAACTTGCACAGCTCCAGGACAGCATTCGGCAGGGGTTCTTTATTGATCAGCTGGCATTGAAAGACAGCCCGGCCATGACAGCCACGGAAGTACAGGTGCGCTGGCAGTTGATGCAGCGGTTGCTTGGGCCGACCATGGGCCGGCTTGAGAGTCAGGTATTTTCGCCGATGCTCCAGCGGGTGTTTAACATCCTGAACCGGGCCGGCAAGTTCCCACCACCACCCCCTCAAGTGCAAGATGCTGATTATGAAGTAGAATATATTGGACCACTGCCGAAAGCACAGCGGGCACAGGAAGTGGTAGCGATTGAGGGTTTCCTGGCGGACATCACGAGTACTGCGGATCTTGATCCAAATGTGCTCGACACCATAGATTTTGACAAAGTGTCGCAACGCCTTGCTGAAATGCGCGGCGTACCATCTGACATCTTGGCCGGTGAGGCTGAAATAGCCAAGAAGCGCCGGGACCGAGCAGCAGCGGCGCAGGCGCAGGCGGAAGCTGAACAGGCTGAAACCCTGTCGAAAGCAGACAAGAACACCGCGCAGGCGGACCAGGCGAGGACTATACAATAATGGCACTGTCTGAACTTCCACAGAAAAGAACGCAATCTGAAGCGCAAGAAAGAATCAGAGAACGGCTGGCGCAGAAAGCGCGTAAGTTCCAGGTTGTGTTTGACAGCCCAGAAGGACAAGAAGTGCTTCAGTCTATCAAGAATGAATTCAGCACAAATGAGCTGACTAATCAGCCTGACCAAACACGCATTGTTGTTCGTGCAGCACAAAGGGATGTGGTTGATTACATTGAGCGAATGGTGCGTCACGCAGGGCGGGTTGAAGATGTCAGTGAAGAGTAACTAACCAAAGGGGTGTAACTAAATGAAACTCAACAACTTATTTTGGCTCAACGTCATGGCGGAAGGGGGTGAAGGTGGTGCAGGCGCAGAAGGGGGTGGTAATGCTGGTGGTGATTCTGGCGCTGCTGGTGATGGGGGTAACGGGGCTGCTTCAGACTGGCGTGGTGCTTTACCGGAAGATGTTCGGGGCTGGCAGGAAGTTAAAGACGCACCTGATGCGGCAACTTTTTATAAGCAGGTAGGTGACATGCGCTCCCGCATGGGGCGATCAATCACGGTCCCAGGGGAAGACGCCGGCGATGATGCCCGAGAGCAGTTTTACCAGAAGTTGCAGAAGCAAGTTCCTGGCCTGATGCCAACACCGGATTATGCCAATGAAGAAACAGCGGCCAAGGTTCTTCGCCAGATGGGCGCCCCGGAAGATGCCAACGGTTACGATCGCGTGCAAGTGGACGGTATTGAAATCCCTGACGACCGATGGGGGCTGTTGACATCGGCAGCGGCGGAAGCCGGGCTTACAAAAGCGCAGTTTAGCAAGGTGGTTTCAAAGGTAGCGGGTGCTGAGCAGGCGGCGGATATCGCCAACAATGATCAGTTCCGGGCTGAAATGGATGCACTTAATATGGACTGGGGCCTGTCAAAAGAGGGAAAAGTCTCTGCTATCAAGAACTTACTCAACCGCACGGGGGCGCCTGCCGGGCTGTTGGCTTCCGTTGAAAGTGGTACAGCAGGCGCGAATACGCTGCGCTGGCTAAACTCCGTGTTGGGTGGGCTCAATGGTGAGAACAACAATTTTTATCAGCAGGGCAGCAGCAGCGGTAATCTGATGACACCAGACAGCGCAAAGATTGCAATCAGTGAGATTCGCAACAATAAAGACCACCCCTACAACAACAGGAAAGACCCGGCGCACCAGGCCGCACGGGAGAAGGTACGGGCGCTGTATAAGATGGCGCACCCACCCATTTACATTGGTGGGGACACCTAACATTTGACATCTGAAATTGCTAGTACTATTCTTAACTTACTGAATTAAGCCACTGTTCCGGAAAGCCGGGCTGACAGTGGCCAAAGTCACAGCATGCGGTTCCTCTTGTGAGGGTAGACCCGGCGAGAACTTAATTGTTTTCAAAGGGTTGCATAACCCACACAAGAGGAACTAACAATGGTACAGACAGTTGACAATGCCCTAATCCAAGAGTTTAAAGACACTGTGATCCAGCTATCACAGCAGTCTGACTCCCGCGTCCGCCCCCATGTCATGGAAGAGACATCCAGTGCCGAATACCTGAACTGGGACCGTTTAGCCGCTACTGACGCCATCGAGCGTGACAAAGCAGTCCGGCGCCAAGACACACAGTTCACTGATGACGACTGGACACGCCGGGTCAGCACCCCACGGGTGTTTGAGAATACCCTGACGTTTGAAGACTTCGACGCCGCGCAGATGGCGATTGACCCCGAAAGTGCCTTTACCCAGAACCTGGCCATGAGCATGGCGCGTGCATATGATGATGTGTGCATTGACGCGGCAAGCGACGCGGCCGGCACCAATACCGACAACGGCACTATCGGCACGGTTGCTTTCCCAGCTGGCAACATCATCGGTGATGGCACCACCAACATTACCTTTGACTTTGTGACAGCAATCAATGAAAGCTTCCAGCTCGATGAAGTGATGCTGGACGTTCCCAAAGTGGCCATTGTCACACCGCACCAGGTCCGAAAACTGATGCAGCTGACCGAGCAGACTAACGCTGATTACGTTCAGACCCAGGCGCTGCAACAGCTGAGCGCCAGTGGCATCGTGCCAAACTGGATGGGCTTTACCTGGATCGTGTCTAACCGTCTGACGGTACCGGCAGCCGGCGAGCACTATTGCATCTTCATGACTGAAGAGGCACTGGGTTTGCAGGTCAACATGAACATGAAAGTCCGTGTGACTGAGAACCCGGCCAAGTCCTACCAGTGGCAGGTGTTTTATCAGTTCGCAGCGGGTGCTGTCCGGGTTGAGGATGAAAAGATCCGACTGGGACACTTCGCTGACGCTGTGTAGACGACGAACCATGGAGCAGACATTAAAGCCCCTGTAACAGTGCAGGGGCTTTTTTGGAGGTAAGATTATGAAATATGCAAAACTGGTTTTAGGTGGCGCGGCAGCTAATGTCACATTGGGGTCTGTTATCGACGCAACAGCGCTTTCAGTTATTGTCGATCAAGGCGAAGCCGCTGTGTTGGTTAATGACGCGGTGCAGGCGACAGAGGATTTTGTCAGTATCAACGAAGCACTTCGTGTATGCCGTGAGTCACTAAGGGAGTCCATAGCGGTTCAGCAATTCGCAGGCACGGCAACGCAGTTTGCGGCGTGTTCACAGATCCCAGGAGCAATAAAAGATCCAGCCAAGGCGGTAGCGGACGTTGAGAACACCACATTGTTGTCGGCAATTGCCCCCGTGGGGACGGTAGCTTTGGTACTTCCCAACAGTGGTGGGCTTTCTGTCATATCCCGATCAGCGCTTGAAGCCTGCGTTGATAGATTGGGCGAAGTAGATTTTAATCCAGCGTAAACAACAACACAGAAGGGGTATACATGAAAAAATTAGGCGCAAGTGCAAGAGATATGGCAAAGCTTCGGCGCATGCACAAGGCTAACGTTTCTGTTAGTCAGGCGTGCTCGGACCTGAACCTGATGGAAAGCACGGTACAGAGTCTGTTTGACTTGTGGGGCAAGCCAGCACAGACAGGGGGCGGCGATGCTGCTGTAGAAGCGCTACGGAAAGCCAAGATCGCAGAAGCTGAACAGCGTGCAGAGAAGGCACCAGCGAAGAAAACTCGTGCGAAGAAAAAAGCCGCCGTGCCAGAAGTGGAAGTTGAAGACGTACCGGAAACAACGGCAAAAGCCGCTAACGAATTCAGCTAAACACTAAAGGCAGCTTCTATGACATCGAAGGTTGAAATTTGCAACAAAGCGCTGGCGCTGTTGTCGGCAAACCTTATCATGGCCTTTGATCCTG